ATGATAAAGCTAAGTTAATGCTTAGTTAAAAATCTTACGCTGATGTGACTAACTGAAATACGCCGGCAGCTGTGGCAACCCATAACTTAGCGCCAGACATTGTTAACGAGCCTATTGGCGCTGAAGTCATTGTAGCTGCGCTTCCAGTGGGAACGACTAAAACCTTTGGAAAAAGAACTTCCTCGCCAGAGCCAGCCATTGCTATGCCCTCGTGTTTGTTATCTTGCAAACAGCATTTGGCTGCACGAGCTGTAAGACTCCAAGCTCCCAAGCTCTAATAGTAGTTTTTACGCCAGGATCTCTTATCTGCTCAACTGTCAATGGCACAGCTTGCTGCCATGTCCCAGCTTCCTGCGCCACAACAATGTAAGCCTGGTCAGCAGTCACTGCCTCTGTTACCATAATCTTTAATCCAGTCAGCTCGCCCATGACTCCGTTCTCAACAACTGATACAGTCTTGAAAGTTGGGTGGTTTACAATCTTTGAATTTGCGGCGATGTTTGTCCAGTCTGTGCCATTCACAACAAGGTAGCCATTTCCGCCGTGAGGGTTTATATTGTCTGCCCTTATTGTCTGCGCAGCCGTAAGTAAGTCTAAAATTGGGTCACGATTGGCCAAAGTAGCAGAATTCCACTCCGAGCCAGCACCTATAGCATAAGAATTTCCAGCGTCAGTGTTAAGCACAGCTTCTATCTGTATGTCTACTGCATTTGCGACAGCTCTTCCGATTCTGAAGATTGTCCTTTGAAGCATTGACACTTCATTTGTGCTTTCGTCTTCATAAGATACCAGGCCTTCACAGCCATACTTTTCTATGTAAGCATCAACTTTTGTTTCTGTAACCTGTCCGCCGGGGAATGGCGAGAATCTCGGGACTCCTCTTACCGGTGAGCCAGTGCCTCCAGTTATCTCTGTGTTGGTTTCCCTAAAGTATGAATTCTTCCACGCATTGGTAGTTGAAATTGAAAATAAAGTCCTTAACTTGTATTCCATCAGGGCTACAGCTTTAATAGCGCTATCTATGAACGCTGCCCTTAATTCCGCTTCTCCGACTGTGGCCATTTTATACTACGCCCCCAACTCTTACCCTTACAACTTCTGATGCAGATGCAGTCTCAAGGCATTTGCCTATAACTTTGCCCGTGATTATTTCAGCCTCTGTGGCTGTCTTGATTAAGTTAACCCCAGATAATGATACTAAGCTTCCAAGTGTTACAGCGGCACCAGGCGCAACAACCAAATCCCATTCCCCATCTATTGCCAAGCCTACATTTGTTGAGCCATCGCCAGTTAATTTTTCTGTCCAAAGAATTCCAGCAAAAACATCAGCGCCAGATGATGCAGTTACAGTATTAGGGTCAGATGAAATCTGCATAAGCGTTCCTTTTGCTATCGTGCCAGTGTTTGCGACAGTAGCTCTTACAAATTTTGTAGGATTTTCAATCAGAACCGCTTCATTGGCCATGTCAAGCTTACACTGGCGCTATATTTAAATCTTTCTGAAAAGCTGGAAAATCTTTACTGCCAGCCCTGCTACTGCAAACACAGCGATTTCAAGCATCAACTGGTGGATTTCAGTCATAGAAGCTCATTTCCCCTCTCGTCACGAACATCTTTTTTTATTCCGATAAATTCTATCGCTACATTCTGATGGCTTATTGGATGCAGCCCTATTGGAATTTCAACCTCTGGCACTTTGTCAATGCCCAGCGCAAGCCTAAGGATATCCCTTTTGTATGATGGCAGTTTCTGCGCACCTTTTCCTTTTCCTGAAAGGCTTCCCAATATGCAGCCCAGCTCTGTTTCTGGAAACACGAATTCCCACAGCTGGATTGGCCTTACAGAAAGTTCGACAAACATGTCCAGTCCATCAACTTTCATCGGGCATACCTTGCCTTGCATTTGCGTTATCATATGGTCTACGTGTTGCTTCACTCCCCTGGTAATCGCAAAGAGGTGCATCACTTCTCCGGCATTGATTTTATTTTATTTCTGATGGCTTCCTGGAAAAATTCTGCAAGCTCTACATTGCGCAGCATTGCCTGCTTGTCCTTCTCGCCGCTATCAAGCATCTTTTGCCAGTCCTCTTTTGTCATGCTCATACCCTTTTATCCCTCTGTTGCAATGCCTTTTCGACCATTGTGCCTTTCCAGTAAGCCCTTTCTTTCATGCGAAATTCGTCTTCTGGTTTAATGGCTGGAGTTATCTGGCCAGCCTCGCTTCTTCCGCTAAGCATCTGCGCAGCCATCAATCTTTCCTGCCTGTCCAGCAGGGCTGCTGTTTCTGCATTTGCATGCCGTATGTCTGCGGCGGCCTTTACAGATTTCTCCAATAAGCTTTCAAAATCTGTTTCCGGTTTGGGTGTTTCTAATTGGTCAGCTACTTTGGTTTCTGTCAAATTTTTCATACTAAGTAATCCTGTCCTATCTATGCTTTATCCAATTTCTTGCAAATTCCAGTATAGGGACTAAGACAATAAATTCAGGCCTTTCTGTGACATAAATCAAAGCGCCAGCGACTACAACCTCTGCAAAAACTATCAAGAACTTCAGTCCGCCTTTCTTCCAGTTGTATGTCATCTTCGTGGATGTAAGGCATCATGGCTATTTAATCTTTTCCCATGGTTTGTAACCTTGCCGAGCTTGTAGAATATCCCTGTCAGGATGCCGCTGTTTACCAGAGTGAACAATGCCGTCCAGTTGATTTCAATCATTTTCCCTTAAATCCCCTATATTATTGTCCATATTGATATGTTTACCCTTCTGTTATCTGGTCTGGCTGCCCCAGATTTGCAGTGCGCTGCCCTTGTTGGTTTTGAGCTTGCAGGCCTGTAATCTGATTAAGCTGATTTTCTTTTATGGCGTCTATAAGCTTTAAACGCTGGATTTCCAAAATTTGCCTTTCACGGGATATTTGGGCTTCTAATTCTGCGCCCTTATCAATCCAAAACCTTAGGTTTGCCTTGCCTAAGCCCTTTGATGTTGCTTCAAGCCGATTAATTGCAGCGATTGCACGTTCAAAATCCCTCAATGCATCAGTATCGCTTATTTGATTAGTCCTTACTAACTCAATGTTTTCGTCATTTATTGCGGCAGCGTCTGTAAAGGCGCTTTCTGCTTGCTTAACTCTTGTTGTCTTGCCACCCAATATACCAGTTCGAATTGCATCTATGATTTCCGCACCGGAAGACAATACAGCTGGAGATGTAGCAGCAAGCCTTGCCTTGCTAAGCGGTTCTGTTTGCCTGATACCTTTTTTTAAAATTTCCAGATTGCTGAGATTTGCATCAGGGTTTTCAGCTTTAAATCTTAAATCCAATTCTTCTATTGTGGGAACGTTTGGTTCTTGAATTCTTCCAGCCAATTCGGCTGGTGATTCTGGGTTTTGCCGATTGAATTCTGCAACCCTTGCCTGGCGGGCCTGGTCCTGTGACAGCTTCCGATATTCTTTGATTGTCAATGTAGACCTTCTTCCGTCTTGAGTAATATTAACACGTGACGCCCTTGAAGAGCCAGGCTCATTGATAACTTCTATGTTTCGGGGTCCGGGGCGGGCTTGCGGCGAGATCTCCTGTGCAGGAGGCTCTTTCGCTATTGGAATCAGTTTAGACATGTCCAGCGGTGCCGCCAGGGGCTTTTTCTTTTTGAATTTGTTAGTTATTGCCCCTGCCAAATTTGCCATTATCTTCCAGCTCCGGCTTGTAAATCAGATTGCTGAATTTCGAGGCCTTGTGTGCTATCCTTTGCCTGGTCTGCTTGCAAGTTTTCCAGCAAGGATGTTGGCGGTGTAAGGCTTATTTTTAAATATAGCTGATTCCAGATTTGCTGCTCAAGGAACGTCTGATCTTTCTCAAATACCTGCTCATGCGCAGTATATTCCATCTTGCTGCCTGATTCTGTCGAGCCTGCAGCGCCAAACAAGACTAATGGCAAACCTAAAGCCCTGTAGAATTTACCATTCAAGTCTGCTCTCCACTGCATAATTATCTGGCTGATGTTTATCTGGACAACCTCATGCGTAACTGCATCGTCGTCATCCGGTATAAACATATCCTCACCGAGATTCCTAGCGTTGTTTATTTTTGTAACAAATGCGCTTATCTTTGCAGCGTTGTCAGTCCTGAGCTTCCAGAGAATCATAGGTATTGCCTGGTGATGCATTATCTTCTTCATGTCCATGAAATTTTCATATTCTGCCAAAATAGTTTTCTCCAGGACTTTGATGTCTGAAATTCCATGTATCTGGTCCGCAATCCTATTGTGTGCGAGATGGAAAATCTCATCAGGCTCGAACTTGCGCACGTTCTTGTTTTTGGGATTCTTAGACCTCTGCTCGTATCTTTTGAGCATGCCTTTGCTGTCACAGATTATGTTAATTGTGCCAGGGTCGAGAGGCTTTAGATTTAACAAAATACTAGTATCAGGGTCCCGTATGATTTCAGCAAAAGCATCA